CGTCGAACGGGCGCTGAGCAGAGCCAAACGGTACCGCCCAATCATAGATAAACTCCAGCGCGCGCCGATCTCATTGGTCCAAGTTGTATTGTCCGCCAAGAAATCTCGCCGAAAATCAATGCCAAGAAAATAGCGCCCGATAACGCCATTTGCCCGATTTTTCTGACAGTAACTAATTACGCGGCGTCGCCTATGCTCGCGCTCTATTACTCAAATGGAGCACGCGATGAAACCCGACGACGAGCAGGCAATGCTCACCACGATGGCGGCCGCAGTTTTTCTTGGCCTCGCGCAGCATACGTTGGAGCAATGGCGCACCGACGGTAAAGGCCCAGCGTTTATCAAAATGGGCGCGGCGGTTCGCTACCACAAGGACGATCTCATCGCGTGGCGAAACGCGCGCCGTGTGACCAACACAGCCGCAACATCCGCCGGCGCTTAGGTGGCCAGCATCACCGTCGAAATCCCATCGCTCGCGGAGAGCGGCGGCGCGTTTCAATTCCGCCGCGAATTTCTGCACAGGCTGCGAGTCGCGATCGGCCAGGCGCAGATTGCCGGCTCGATCGACGCCGCTACCACCATAGAGCTGCTCAAAGCATTGCCGCCGCCGCCGGCCGATGATCCAAAATCATGAGTTCAAATTACCGCGAGCGCGCCGAGCAGTTCGCGCCGAAAACCGCCGAAGAAATTCAGCAGGCGGCGTGCAAGCTGGCCGACCAGGGCTTCGGTGATTTCGACATCGCGTTCATCTTAGGAATCGACGTCGCGGCCGCGCGCAAGTTGATCGCCGAGCGAAACTCAAAATGAACCTCCCACCAACTATCGACTGCGCACTCAGCGCCGACGGCGTGACCATGTCTTTTTGGTGCCAGTACTGCAAAGAACGGCATACGCACGGCGCGATCGAGGGCCATCGAGTCGCACACTGTCTCAAGAAGGATTCACCCTATCGATCCGCTGGATATTTCGTCCGCTCGGCTGCCCAGGGATCAACACCATGAGCGACACCGACTTGATCGCGGCCAACGGGCTGGATCGGTCACGCATGAGCGCGCTGCAGTCCGCGCTTCAACTCGCCGAGGAATATAGCCTGCCGGTTTTTCCGTGTCGCGCCGACAAGAAGCCGCGGACCGCAAACGGCTTCAAGGATGCCTCCCGCAACATCGAGCAGATCGGCGAGTGGTTCGACTTCGACGACGACGCGCTCGTGGCCGTGCCGACCGGGCGAGCCTCGAACTTATTGGTGGTCGATATCGATCCCGTGGGCAGCGGCTGGTACACAGAACATCGCGAGCAGCTCGCCGCCGGGCGCGTGCACAAGACCCGCCGAGGCCATCATCTTCTCTACAAGATGCCAGCCGCCAAGATCCGCAACTCCGCTGGCAAACTTGCGCCCGGCGTCGATGTGCGCGCCGAGGGCGGATACATCATCTGGTGGCCGGCGCACGGACTCGACGCGATCGGCGACCTCTCAGACGTTGCAGATCCGCCGGCGTGGCTCATCGATGCGCTCAATACCAGGGCGGCGGAGCCAAAGGTTTTACCGCTCAAGGCAGCCGCGCTTGGTGAGGGCGGCCGCAACGATGCACTGACACGGCTCGGCGGCAAGTTGCGGCGCGATGGCTTGAACGACGTCGAATTGGAAGCCGCACTCACTGCCGCAAACCAGCAGCGCTGCAATCCGCCGCTGGGCAATGAGGAGGTGAGGACGATCGCCAAGTCCGTGGCTCGCTACGAACCGGCGAAAGAATCTGACGAGTCCACCTCTACGTTGCCGCCGCGTTCACCTCTCGATTGGGAATCCATCGAGGACAAGACACCGCCGGCGCGCGAGTGGGCGATCGAGCATTGGCTGCCGCAGCGCCACCCCTCACTCATGGCCGGTCGCGGCGGGATCGGCAAGACCTTGATGGCACAGCACTTGGGAACGGCGATGGTGTTCGCCCGTTCCTACCTCGACGCTATCGAGCGGCCGCTCAAGGTGCTCGTCTGGGCAGGCGAGGATGACGAGGCAGAGTTGTGGCGGCGGCAAATTCCGATCTGTCAGCACTTCGGCGTGAGTCTACGATCGCTCAAGGATCGCCTGATCCTGCAATCCTACGAGGGCTGCGACATCACGCTGGCCGCCCCCGTGTTCGGCAGTCTCGCACCGACCCCGATGCTGGCCGAGCTCACTGAGCAGGTGCGCGACTACGGCGCCGATTACGTGTTCCTCGACAACATCGCGCGCATCTATGGCGGGAACGAAAGCGATCGGCACAGTGTCACGACGTTCATCGCGTGGCTCTCCGCTGCCTGCAGACCCGCCGGGTTGTGCCTGCTGGGACATCCTGCAAAAGGCATCGGCTCAGAGTACAGCGGCTCAACAGCATGGGAAGGTGCGGTGCGCGCACGGCTGTATCTCTCCGATCGGCTCCCCGATGCTCAAGGCGCGGACGACGAGGACCAGGCGCCGGACCCGGGCGCGCGCTACCTCTCACGGCGCAAGTCCAACTACAGCCCGAATGATTGGCGACGCCTCGAGTATCAGGATGGCGTACTGGTGCCGGAGGCTGCTCAGGTCGTGGCAGTCGGTGCGATCGGTGGCGAATTCGCCAAAGACATCATCCGCCGGGCGGTGCGCAAGCTGAATGACATGGGCTTCCACGGTAACGCCGGAACCCGCTCACCTGAATACCTGCCTAAGCTTTCCAATCAGTACGGGCTGCTCGATCGCCTGAGCGAGAAGCGTTTCGGCGGATTTATGCGCGAGATGATCAAGGACGGCGAACTGAGCGTTGCGGTCATCGGAAAGTACCCGAATCGGTCCCCGAAAACGGGTCTGGTGCTCAAATGAAAATCGCGTGCACACATGCACACATGCACACACACCTATTACATAGGTGTTGTGTGTGCGTGCAAGGCAAATGGGCATTTGTGCAGCACTCGTGCAGGCATTTGTGCAGGCATTTGTGCAGATGGTGGCTTTGCCCGGAACAGCCCGGGAAGAGTTCGGGAAGAGCGGGAAGAGTGATGACGAGCCCGGGGACGAACTGGGACATTTCAACCCTTCTCGACCTCAACCCCCACTGCAGACGTCTGCATTGGGAATTGAGCAACACCACAAACGGGAGACATTGATGACGAAGAAAGGAAGCAAAGGCCCGGCGGTCCGCACACTGCAGTCGCGCGTCAACACACTCAAGCCTGCCATAGCCAGCTCAAGGCACGGCGCGCGGCGACCGATGAACCGGCGCGACATTGAACAGCGGCGCAAGTATCTGCACAAGAACCCGATGTGTTGTAAGTGCACTGCTGCCGGCGTCGTGCGGGCAGCGGTGGCCTGTGATCACATCACGCCGCTCTCGGCCGGTGGTGACGACACGTGGCTCAACTTCCAAAGCTTGTGCAAGGACTGCCACGACGAGAAGACCATCAAGGATCTGCGCGGCGAACATCAGGTCGAGCGCTATCACCAAGAGCCGCCTGACGGCTACACGTTGGCTTGAATTGCCATAAACTATAATGCAATCAACAACATAGGCATAGGGGGGAGGTATCGAGGTGGCGATCGTAATTACCGGCAACATAGGTACCTCTGATTGGCGCCTCTTTTTCCTGGTCTAAAAAAAAATCCTGCGACGCATGCCCAGCTCTCTAACCCTTGATTTACAGGCAAACGCTGCATGTTCCGGGTGCGAATCCGTACGGACCTGCCGGTGACCGAGCTCTATGTACCGGACGAACTACTCCCACCAGAGCAAGTTGCGCAGCGCCTGGGGAAAACCGTCTCGACATTGAAGACCTGGCGCCGACTTGGCACCGGCCCGCCGTATTACGCGCGCTTGAAGCCGCTCCGATATTCGGCGCGAGGCCTTGAGCGATGGCTGGATTCGCAATTGAGCGGCTCACGGGTGCTCAAGGGGTAGCCAAAGGTGAGTCAAAGGGTGGGAAAGGTAAGTCATCGGTGAACATCGGCTAGAACCCCACCGCTAGGCTTCATCGAAAGCTGAGAGGAGAGAAATTCGATGACAACGAGAACCCTGGGACCGATGGCCGTCGTTCGAGTCATAGGCTTGGCGAGGTTAACGGACGCCACAGCCGAGACGGTGGCGAAACGGCTATACGGCGCAGACGCTGCGGATCAATTCACGAAGATGTACAACACGAAGGCGGCGATCGGCTCAGAAGATCGTACAGGCCCGTTGAATTCGATTGCATCAACACTCACCACCTGGGCGCAAAATGTTTTCGCGCGTACCATCCTCGCGCGCATGCCGGGCGTCGCAAGCGTTCCGTTTGCAACGCTGCTCGCACGGCTTACGACCTCCACGCGTGCCGGCTTCGTCGGCGAAAGCGTACCCGCTCCCGTATCGAAACCCGCGTTCGCTGCGGATGCCACGCTCGAATCCTTGAAAATCGTGGGGCTGACGGTCACCTCGCAAGAGCTGCTCGAGGACAGCAACGCTGAGCAGATCTTGGACCGCGACCTAGGCGGAGCACTCGTGCTGGCGGCCGATCGCGTATTGCTGGATGCGGGTGCAGCCGTTGGCGAAGTGCGGCCGGCGAGCATTCTTCATGGACTCTCGGCGCTCGATGCTTCCGGCGCAGACACCGCGGGAGACGTCGATGCTGTCGCGGGGACGTTGATCGCCACACTGATTACCGCGGGCAGTGATTTGTCGGCGGCGGTATTTGTCACAACGCCGACCATAGCGCTGGCGATCTCGCTGATGCGCAGCGGCGGCGTTCCGGCATTTCCGGGCGTGACAGCAAACGGTGGCATTTTGGGCGGCCTGCCGCTGATAACGTCCGTCGCAGCGCCTGCTTCACAGTTGTCGCTCATCGATGCGAGCCAAGTCTTTCTCGCGCGCGCTCCTGACGTGGAATTCAGCACATCGAGCGACACGATGATCGATATGTCATCGGTGCCCGCAGGCTCGACCAGGACATCGATGTTTCAGGAGGACAGCGTTGCACTGAAAGCAATTCAGCGAATAAATTGGAGTTTGGCGCGACCGTTCGCAGCTTATGCGACCGGCTTTGCACCGGCCCTGCCGTCACTGGGTTCGCCGTAATGGTTGTGAAGGGAAATGCGGACATCGTGCAGTTGCTCGCCGACCTGCAGTTGCCGCGCGCCAGCGGCGACGAATTAACGATCGGCGTTGCGGCGAGGCTGCGCGAAACGATGCAAAAGCTCGACGCGCTCGGCGCGCGCGTCAACGCGCTCAACACCGCGCCGCCGCGGCCGCAACCGCGAGGCCTCTTCGATCGATTCCGAATGGTCATCAAAGGCCAGTAAATGCGCGCCGGTATAAAGCTATTGCAGCCACCGCCTGATCCGCGCTGGCGATTCGAGCCGCGGCCTGACGAGGAAATTCTTGATCTTTGCGATCTGCATCGCTTCGGCGCGCGCATGGTTCACGGCCTTGCAACATCGTCGACGCCAAACTCCTTG